GCCGTCCTGGTCTGCATCCTGTTCGCCGCCGATGACGAACTGCGCCAGGTGCGCGAAATGCTTCGTGCCATCGATCAACTCTGCAACGCGGTGTGGTTCGGCGGCAGCGGCCGCGAGTCCTGCTCGTCGCACGCCTGGCGCGCTCGGGGCGCGTGGTGGGCCGACTTCATCATCTGGATCACGAACAAGTTGCAAGCCGGGCATTGCGAGGAGGCGAACCGGCATGAACAACCGATTGTGGACTTTATCGAAAGGAACTGACGTGCCTGAAAAAGACCCAAGCAACTACCCGCTGATCACCTACATCTGGGTGCTTGGCTTGGCCGCCTTGGGCGGTGCGGTAAATTTTGTCCGCAAGGTCAAGGAGGGAACGGCCAGAGCCTTCAACATCACCGAGTTCATCGGCGAGTTGATGACCAGCGGTTTTGCCGGCCTGCTGACCTTCTGGCTGTGCGAGGCGGCGGACTTGAACAAGCTGCTGTCGGCGGTGCTGATCGGCATCAGCGGGCACATGGGCAGCCGCGCGATCTTCCGCATCGAGAAGTGGGCGGAAGATAAATTCTGGAGCATGCGATGATCTCAGCCCTATTCTCATTCCTCGGTGGCTCCATCTTTCGCATGATCTGGGGCGAAGCCTCGGCCTACCTGAACAAGCGCCAGGATCACGCGCATGAAGTCGAAATGCTCCGGGTGCAGCAAGAGTTGGACGATGCTCGGCATGCCCGCGATCTGGAACAGATGCGCTTGGCTAATGAGCTTGGCGTCAAGATGGTCGAGGTCCAGAAGGATGCCGCCATCGCAGCCGGCGAACTGGACGCCTTCAGCAAGGCTATCGAGGCCGCAGCGCGCCCGACCGGGATCAAGTGGGTCGACGCATGGAATGGCAGCATCCGGCCTTCCTACGCAACCGTGGCGCTGATTCTGTGGCTGGTGAAGGTGGCGGCGCAGGGCTTCACGATGGACGCCTTCGACGCTGAACTGCTGGCCGTGGTGGCCGGGTTCTACTTCGCTGATCGCAGCTTGGGCAAGCGCGGGAAATGATGTCATCCAATGTTGTGCTAGGTGCGTTATATGATCATGAAATGCACATACTGTGGCGAAGAATTTGCGCGATCAAGACCGGACGCCAACCGGCAAAATCAATGCTCGGTTCGATGTCGACTATTGAGCCGACTTGTAATCGTTCCATCTGGCTGCATGGAGTGGGGCGGGGCAACAACTACAAAACAAGGTTATGGCGTTCTTCGTGTAGCGAGAAAGCTAGCCTACGCTCATCGGGTTTCCTACGAGGTTCACGTCGGACCGATACCGGATGGACTGTGGGTACTTCATCGTTGCGACAATCCGAAATGCGCAAACCCGGATCATCTTTTCCTTGGTACGCATCAAGACAATATGACGGACGCCGAGCAGAAGGGGCGGGCTGGAATGACCGGAAAGGCGCATACGAAGGAGACGCGAAAAAAAATCAGGAATCGACACGCAGGAAAGCCTCCCGCATGGTTCTCAGACCAAGAGAAGAAGGCGTCCGCATATGCGAAGGCGTGGGAGACGAGACTTGAGCGTTACGGCCCAAGCGGAAGAAGTGGCAAAGGGAATAGCCAGAAAATTCGAGGGGCTGCGCCTTAACGCATACCTTTGTCCTGCCGGGGTTTGGACGATCGCTTTTGGTGCAACTGGTGCAGACATCCACCCAGGAATGACCGTAACAAAGGAGTGGGCTGAAGATCGGCTGACGAACGATGTCATTCGCTTCATGTATGGAACTATGAAGCTGTGTCCGCAGCTAGCAAATTCACCAAACGCGCTTGCCGCAATAACTGATTTCTCTTTTAACCTCGGGCTGGGGAGGCTTCGGGCTTCAACGCTGCGGCGCAGGATCAACGCCGGCGATATTCCAGGAGCGATAGCGGAACTCAAGAAATGGACGCGTGGCGGCGGTCGGGTGTTGCCCGGCTTGGTCGCCCGGCGTTCGGCCGAAGCGGCGCTGATGGTATGAGGTCCGGCATCCTGCGCTGCTACATCGGCACGCTGATTCTGCGTCGATGCCGACACGTCACGCTCGCGCGCCAGGTGCGTGAGGAATCCACGAACCTTGTCCTCATGGCAGCCGGCAGGATGATCCTTGCACCAGAACGCAAAGCGGCGAATCCAATGGACGTAGGATTTCTCCGTCTTCACGGCCATGTGCTTGAAGCGCAGGACGTTGCGCGCGGCTTCAATGGTCTGGTTGAGGTTCATGGTCTGCAATGGTTGCCTGTAGGCATGTCAATATCTGTTAGCCGCCTCGGGCAACCTCATGGCGCGGCGTTCGTTCATCTGCTCTGCTTTCTCGGCGCGAAGGTCGTACACCTCCATCACGCGCTGCATGTTTCCAGGTTCTTTGTATCGCGCCAAGCACTCCGCGTCAGAGTGCGTAAAAACTGGGTAATCGTCGTGGTCGAAGGTGTCGCACACAACCAGCATATGCCGCGCCCCGTTCGCTACGCCTCGGTCAAACCACCCATCAATGTCCTGTCTCGTTGCTGCCATGTTCTTCTCCTGTAAAAGTCGGTGTTGGTGGTACGGCGGCTAACCCGTCGCTCAAGCCGACCTGTCGCATAAAGCCGCGCCAGGCGGCTTAGCTAGGTCGTTGGGCATCACGTCAGGCGCATCGTGTCGGGCCGCGTCTATGGCGGAATCTAGTGCATCAGCCCATGCGTGGATGCCTGCCGTTTTCACCCACGGTTGTCGCTTCAACCATCGGTAGCGGGCAGCGTCTCTGCTGTCGTTCATCCGGCCCCCGCAATGCGGGCATACCGGGTTCTTGCCGTGCGGGGGCGTGTCACCAGCGCCGACTTTCGGTGACTGCATCGGCCCGCGATGGTCGGTTTCTTGCGTTTGATGCCTTCCGTCGCGGTACTCAATCTTTACCGATACCTTGGCTCCGGCGTGCTGTGCCATCCAGTCAGCGAAATCAAAGAGCATCGTTTCAATGCTCGGCGGTGGTATTATCACGTAAGCCATTTAGTCCTCCATGCCCAACCCGCCGGTGCAGGCGACCTTCGCCAAAAGCGGCTCAGTCGCCTGACCTTTCACGTTAGCCGTCTTCTTCATGATGCTGAATCGCAGCGTCGTAAGGTCATACCCGCGCCTCTCCAACTCCTCCAACAAGCTCGGCTCCATCTTGCTGTACAGCGGCTTTGCCATCGGGTCCGGTCGCCTGCTGCCGAAGTGGTAGCAAAGCAGAGCGTTGTCCCGCTTCATGCTGTGGTCGCCCTGCCACGAATAGATAACGTCCGGCTCATCGTGCGGCAGCTTCCCCCAATACACCAGCAGTTGCCCATCCTTCAGCTTTGGCTTGCGAAATCGTTTCACTTTCCATCCTCCAGCCGGCTAACCCGGCGCTCGAAGGGAGCTGCGCGATAAGTCGTGCGCAGCCCCCTCAGCTTGGTCGTTGGGCGTCGAATGCGCGTAGTAGCCTGCCCATGAAACGCACCATGCAAAAAATCTGTTGTCGTGGCAACTCGGCCACGTTCCAGGCCAGCGCATCACAAGCTGCCAGCACATCCATCCAAGCGCGGTTCTCATTGTTCAACCTCCTCGCCAGGCCCATGCTCAATATCCGGCACATGGGCACTGCCTTCCTCCAGCTTGTAGCCGTCTCGCTGGCTGTCGTCATGTCGGGGCCGGCGGCTGCTCTTGGGCACTTCACAGGGGTTTTCCAACAGCCCACCCCAAGCCACACCCTCGCCGTACTGCGCCCCTTCTCTCACGGGTATTCTTTCTCCGTAGTCACTCGCCGCCCAACCCTGCGGTGGAGGGGAGCTGCGCCAAAAGCGGCGCAGCTCCCTCACCTAGAGCGTTGGCCGTCACTGAGCAATCTCCACGCCCCATCGAGCGCCGCAGTCTTTGCACTGCCAACGCTCAAACTCGCCGTCGTCGCTCTCGTAGGTGCATTCGCGGTTCTCGTGCTTGCACGCCGCCTGCTTCTCGGCAGTCTCCCGCATGCTGTCGCGGAGGAATTTCGGTATCGGGTAGCTTTCCATTCGTTTCTCCAAAAGTCGGTGCTGGCGGCACGGTGCCGGCCAACCCATCATTCCACGCGGACTCCGGGCGATGAAGCCGCCCGTAGCCGGTGAATTCAGGCGTTAGGCAACTCGTCTTCGAACTCCATGCAGTAGGCCATCCGCCCCACATGCGTAAGCTCGTAGCCCTCGACGGTCGCACCCGATACCGTCACCTTGCACTTGGCGAGATAGCCTTCTTCCACCATCGTTTCGGCAAGCGCTGCCTTCGTTTGCATCATGTGCAGTTGGTGGCCGCAGAGTGCGGCGTTTATCTCTGCCGCATAGGCCCGTTCCAACAGCTTCAGCCGCTTACTGTCCATCGCTACCTCCGTTGCCTAACACCGCGGTCGAGGTCGCCGCTTCGCGGCTGGACGCTTCGCCGGCAAGCCGGCTCGCGCCCCTCACCTCGCCGTTAGCCGGCAATGCCTCGATCCGCGCCAGCAGCCCGTCGACTTCGCTCTCTTCCAGGTGGCCGAGTACGTCGTCGGTTATCTCGGTGTCGTAGGTCAGCGAATAGCTATCGTTGTCCTCTCCCTCGTATTTCGTTACTGCCAGTTCCCACAGCCCACGGTCGCCGCCGTAGCTGTATGGAAACTGCACAACACTGGCCCCGTAACCGTTGCCAAATCGGTAAATCCGTTGCGTCCCGCCCATGCCCGCCGGATGCTGGCGCTCAACCGTTGCTTGCCTCATGTTCTTGTCCTCGTTTCTGCCGGTCTTCGTGGGTAGCCGGCTAACCCGTCATTCCACAGGACGCCCCGCGATAAAGCTGCGGGTCGCCTGTGAATTCATGCGTTATGCGCCGCTAGTTCAGCGTCTATCGCTGCGTCCAGTTGGTCGGCGCGTAGCGTGTCACCAACGCCGTTTATTACGCTCCAATGCTGGCCGCGCCGCAGCAGTCGGTAACGTTCGGCATCTTTCGCTTGATCTGCAAAAGTCGGCGCTGGTGGGGCGGCAGGTTCTTCGTCGTAAATCGGCTTCCCGCAGCTATCGCACTGGTTCCAGTCCGTTTCCTCAATGCTGTGGCCGGCGCTGCAATTGCAAAACGGTTCGTCGCCTTCTTCGTCCTGCATGGCTTCGTCCATTCCGCGCCAGTAGTCCTCTTCGGTCATGCCTTCGCAGTCATCAACCACGTTCGGGCCTATGCAACCGCGCTCAATACTCACAGCACACCTCGAATTCGTGGCTGCACTCCGGGCAAGTCACCTCAAGGCTGTTGCTCCGTTCTGTGCCGTTCTCAATCGGTTGCAGCCGTTCGTGGCAATCCCAGAAATTGTCTGCGCGCAGGAGATCAACAAACTCCCCGCACTTCGGGCAGTCGCAGTTAAGGGAAATGTCCCATGTCGCGCTTACTTCTGCTTTCTTCGTGCTCATCAGTTCGTTTCCTTTCATCAAATACGCATAACCCGGCATTCAACCGGACCTTGCGCCATGAGCGTTTCGTGGTTCATTTTTCGTCCTTTCCCGGCGCAAGGCCGGTTAATTTTTCGTTAGAACTCATACCGAACAATGCCGCAACGTCATCAGCATCAAAGATCGCCTGCCCGGTGTTCAGCCGGTAGCAGCGCAGTTGCGTTCCTGCGATTGTCAGAACGCCAGAGTGTGTTGCCCACGGAATCCCGTCGTGAGCCATCGCAACATCTTCAGGATCTACGGTTTCTTGCCACTCGACTGTGTTCAACAGCGCGTCTATTGGTGTCGTCACTTCGCAACCTCCTGAGTTCTAACCCGCCGCTCGACCTCGTTCGCTTCGCTCTCTGGACCTGCCGCAAGAGGCGCGGCAGGCCGGTCAGCTAGCACGTTCGGCGTCTCAAAAGCTGCCGGGCAGGTGTCCTCCTCGCCGCACCACGATCCGCAGCATTTGCCGCCGTTTGCC